GCAACCATTTGTGCTAATTCAAGGTTAGTAACCTCACGCTCACCAACAACATTGTATCTGCCAATATCTGTGCCACTTGCGTACTTAGGAAAATCTACATTTTTTAGCAAGAATATTAGTGCATCTGCTTGATTGCGTGCGTGTAGGTAATAGCGGCTGCCAATTGTTTTGCCATCAGCGCTTGCATGGATTGTTACCTTATCTGCGCCTAGAATGCTTTTAATGATCATTGGTAGGTATTTTTCAGGATCTTGCATTTCACCTATGATATTCATGGTATTGGTAATTGCTATAGGTAGGTTGTATGTACGCCAGTAGCTGTAGCAAATAGCCTCTTGAGCAGCTTTTGATGCGCTGTATGGATTGCTAGGCTTGTGTGGCTCACCCTCTTTGTGATTGTGACCGTTTGGCGCTGGACCATATACCTCATCTGTGCTGATTTGGATAAACTTTTTTACCGGGTTTTCGCGGATGTACTCTAGCATGGTTAGTGTTAGATGCACATTATTCTCAATGAAATCACGCGGATCAGTAATGCTGCGGTCTACATGGCTCTCTGATGCCATATTTATCACATAATCAATTTTGCCTATTTGCCTGATGGTTTGTATAGAAAACGGTGCTTTTAGATCGTGGGTAATGACTGTAAGCCGGGCGCGCCAGTCAGGGTGTGACTCTAGCATTTCTGCTATGCGGTCTGTTTTGCCTTTGTGCCTAAAGCTATCAATTATGACAATATCCCAATCTGTATTGTGCATGATGTGTGCAAATGTGTGAGCGCCAATAAAGCCGCCTCCGCCTGTTAGTAATACCGTTTCCATTAAATTAACCTCCTTTGGTTATCGTTTGTTTGTGGGTACAGTGGTCTGATGCCTACCGGGTTGCCATCATCATCAAAGTATTCAAATGATGTTTGTACATATGGCTCACCATGTAGCAGATCCTTTAAGTATACCTTTTTATCTGATCTGCTTTTTGTGTGATCGTCTTTGACTAGCACATACTTTGGCAGATCTATATCACCGCGCAAAAATGCCCAACCATTTCTAGTGATCAGCCAATGCTTGCGGACCTTTTGACCGTTTACTTTTACATGAGCTATCAAGCCATGATAGCGTAAATGCTGGAAATTTGAATACAATTTGTATTCGTTATCGTCTGTAAAGTCTTTGGTCATAAAATCATTTTTCATGGTAGACATTACATGCTCTGCAGCACGCTTAAGCATTCGTACCTTTGCAGTGTTCAGCATTTCTTTGCGCTGCAGCCTTATGCGCTGCCCACAATGCGTACAACGGTTATTTAATGACTCTACTGCTGGTAATTCTATCTGTGGCATAATACACCTCCAATTCGTTTATTTGCCTTTTTTTAAAGATTGCCCTCACGCAATATCAATGGTATCTGCTTTTGCCAACTGTTGCCGTTGGCACTTAACCCTGCACTGTTAATAACAATGCCCTCTTGCCTTTGTGTGTGATCGTACTGGACCATTTCAGGTAGTCTAGTGATCCACTCAGGTATAAGCTCTAATAGCCTAATGCAACGCCCTCTATCATCTGCATCACTTGGCGGCATCATTCGCGTTTTGGCGCTGTCAGTCATATGCTTTGCTATAGCCTCACTACTTACGCCGGTGTTAAATGACAATGCCCAATATAATGCTCTTTGCAAAACTGTTTCACCATGACATGCAGTAGGCTGATTGCAATTAGCACAGCACTGCAAATCATCAATAATTTTTTTACTGTACATACTACCGTCACTATAGATGCGATCACATAACTTACTCATTTTGGACCTCCGTTAATCCATCCTGCAGATATGCTAATGCGGCTTTATAGGCTGTAGTTTTGCCGGACTGCTTACCGGTGTGCATAACTGTTAGATCTTTGCCTGATGCCATTATTGCTATTAGCTCAAGCTGATATTTAGTTAATACAATGCCAAATTGCTCTTTTACAAATTGCTCAATTTTAAGCATTGTCTTGCCCTCCATAGACTTTACTAAGCCATAAAGCCTGTTTAGTGGGGCGCTCAATTTTGTTAATAATGCCGCGCTTTGCACCGCGCTTAAATACACCGCCTAATGGTGAGTAATCAGATAAACCATATCCTGCTGACTCTAAAAAGATAATCATCATATCAGCTACGATATATTTATTATCTATTGCAAGTGCCTCAAGCAGTTTATCTGCTGCATCGCGCCATGCCTGTGACTTACCATCCATTACTTGCCTCCGCACTCTGCAGGATCTGCAGGCTCTATTGCAGGTTGCTGGACCGGCTGGACCGGCTCAACCTGAGGCTTAAACTTATCGCACATATCCATTGGTATAGAGTCACCGTATGGGCAGCCTGTAGGCTCTAGCTTGCATAGTGGTGATCCGTCTTTGGTAATGCCAATATTGTATGATCCTGCCGGGCAGGTTGCTTGTGGTTGCTCTGTGCTACTAACTCTTGCACTCATAATAGCTACAAACAGTATTGCACCAGTAAGAGCTGCTAAAAATATTACAAATTTTTTCACTCTTTACCCCTCCACTTATCAATAACATAGCCTGCCATTGCGCCAGTGACTATGATAATTATTACTAATTGCCACCACTCCATTATTTTGCCTCCGGCACATTTACCTGTAGTACATGAGCGCTTTTTAATCCGGTTAGATCGTTATAGCGTTTTGCATAACCCTCTGCAACGGCACGCCAAAAGCTAGTAGCAAGCACGCGCGGTGTTGCCTCATTGGTAACTGTGATGTATGCGGTTGTCATTATTTTGTACCTCGTTTAACTGTTTTTGATTTTTTTGGTAGTTTTTCATATTTAAGCTCATACTCTGCTAGGCTTTTGCCTTTAAGCGTTGGCTGATGAATGAATGTAGTAGGCTCATTGGTCACGCCCAAAATACCTGCAGCAACCGCATTTGTTGTGCGGTACTCCTCAGCAATTTTTACTACTTTTGCATACTCATCAGTGCTAAGACCAATCAAATAGTCTAGCGCCGTACTATAGTTTGCAGGTTGCTCAACAACCTCAACTGTTTTATTTTTGTTAAATATACCCATTTGTGTGTACCCTCCAATTCGTTTCACACTTACTTTGTACCTCTAGTGTAGTGCAACGGTATACCGTTTGTCAATAACCTTAATCGTTGTTTTCCACATCATCCTCAGGATCTAGATGCGGCTCAGGTAACATGCAATCATCACAGGTGTAATCAAAATAACTACCGGGTGTAGTCTCACCTAATTCATGCGCGCCGCATGGCTCTCTATCATCCATTTATAAATGCTCATTACAGTTGCTATAAGCAGTATAACAACCACTTTGATCATTAAATACATTACATAAAATATTGCTAGGACCGGTATTAAAAAGAATAGCCAAATCATTTTGTGCCACCAATAACATTATCCTTGTAATATTGGCGCGGTGGTTTGCAGTTTTTGAGCGCTGCAGCCATGTACTTTTGATCAATTTGCTTACGATCTGCGTATTCTAGCAGCTCAACAAAGCCTGCTTGCCCATTCACATTGATAAATTCTTGTGCTTTTCGCACCCAATATTTTTGATACTTACCAAAATTATACTTAATCAGTTTGTCGTGTAGGTATAGCTTAAATTCAGCCTTAACCTCTTTGACTTTTTCAACAAATTTATATGTGCCGTCTTTGATCATGCGGCATAGCTTTGCAAAATACCGGCTAGGTTGCTCTTTAGTAAGGGCGGTTTCAATCATCCTACCCCACTCATCAAGCTGCCCTGCCTTTTCTAATTTGATCTGAACGCTACGGTAAAATGGTAAAAAGCGCTGATCATCAATCAGTTGTGCTGCATCCCCTAACCTCTGTAACATTGTCTGTTTTCTTGTGTCTGTTAAACTGTAAGACATTTTTCCCTCCAATTCTTTTGTCTTGGTTTAAGCATACATGGCAGTGAAATAAATTACAAACATGCTTGTGAATAACTGCCCTATTTCTGTGGGTAATATGTGTAAAAGCCTAATTAGTATCTGTTGTTTCTATATAGTATGTAAAAATGTTTTAAATAAACATTTCTATATAGTATGTAAAAGCCTAGAGATAACAGGGGTAATGGCTTTTTTAACCTTGTATAAATGAAATGCTTTACGGTTGGCAAGTTCACCATCTATGTAAATTGGTAAGAATTCGCCGGGTTGGTATTTGTAGTATTTGTTTTTGATTGAGTTAACCATAACTACATATTACACTATTTGTGTTACAATGTCAATATATGATACTAAAAACATCAAACTGTAAAGAGGGTGAGGTTGTGCAGATAGATAAAGGTGATTACCCTGCACTTAAAAAGTATAAGTGGCGTATTTTGCGGCAAGTGCGCGATGGATACACAAAAAAATATGTTGTTGCACACATTTATGAAAACAAACAGTGGTACGCACCAAAAACAATTTATATGCATAGGATTATTATGTTACCGCCTAGTGATTTAGTGATTGATCACATAAATGGTGATGGTCTTGATAATAGGCGTGTAAATTTAAGGATTGTTACAAAAGCCCAAAATGCACTAAACAGAAATTTTGGTAGATCTGCCTTTAATCACAAGCAGTATTGACATGAATTACTTGGCGGCTGGTATACTGATTTAGTCTACTGAAAGGAAAACACATAAGGCGCGCTACTTACCTACCCTGAGCCTTGGATTATGAAACGCAAACTTACACTTATACTGGTCATAGTAACAGCAATACTGTTTATGCCAGCAACTGCCAGCGCTCAAGAGCCGCTGCAGTATGATCAATTTGATACACTCTTTAAATTAAATCTGATCAATCCTAAATCGCCGTTTACTTTTGAGCAACCAAAACCAAAGGTTGAGCCGGTTGTAACAAAGCTAGTTGAACCTAAAAAGCCTGATCCTGTGGTGTATACGGTTGTTGCCGGTGATAACCTTACAAAGATTGGTACAGCCTACAATGTTGAATGGCAGCGCCTATGGGCAAAGAATACTCAGCTTACGCACCCGGATCGTATAGATATTGGTGATTTAATAACCATTCCTGAGCCGTCTGAGCAACTTACACGCGAAATACCAGCTGTTGTGGCATTGCCTAGCGCAACGCCTAATGTAGCGCCTCTGCGTGCTTATGATGGCTCAAATACATATGATTATGGTTACTGCACTTGGTATGTAAAGAATAGGCGCGGTGCAAGCCTGCCTAATAGCTTAGGTAATGCAAACACATGGTATGCACGCGCTGCGGCGGTTGGTATGGCTGTAGGATCAGTACCGCGCCCCGGCGCTGTAGGTACTACTACTGCAGGATCACTAGGGCATGTGGTTTATGTTGAGTCAGTTAATGCTGATGGATCAGTAAATATATCTGAAATGAATTACAAAGGCTGGGGTATACAATCCAGCCGGACCACTAGCGCATCAGAATTTTTGTATATCTACTAATAATCATCACTAATTAAACCCTCACGAATAAATGGCAGTTGTAGCGTAACAGCCTCTATTGCCAGCATAGCCGTTTGTTGCTCTAACTCATGGCTGCGCGGATGCCTTAGTGCCTGTTCTACTGCAAATCTAAAGTTATCAATGCCCTGCAATGGGTTAGGATGTGGCACATACAGCTTTAATGCGCGCTGTGCCATAAATAGATCAAGTGGCGGCGGTGCAGGGCAGGCTTTATGTAATTCCCTGTGTGTATCTATATCCAATAAGGCTATAAGCCCCAATGATTGCATAAGTTTATTGTTGTCTTTACAGGCACGCCAATACTCTTTGTAGTGCAGTATGTGGTGTCTGTTTGTTTCCATCTGTTTTTTATTATAAATAAACATAAGCAAAATGCACACCTTTATGATGTGCATTTATTTGCCGAATTGGAGTTCTAGGCATTCAGGTTGTCTTACTCACCTAAAGCCATAGGGGTATTATACTTGAATTGATTGCCCACTACCACTACTGGTTTTTGATTTTTTGTATCTGACAGCGCCATAGTATGCAAATGCTACTGACTCTGTAGGATCTGACTGTATATCGCTATTCATACTTGCATAACCAAAAGCACCATCTTTACCAATGCTGCGCTTTTTAACCGTTTTAATGCTCATGTTTAGTGCAGGCTGATTAAAGTGTGTGATCTTGCCCTGCTCAACAGCCTCATGAAATGTACCATAAGCAGCTGCAGCCTCTTTGACATTAGGGGTAAGTATCTTTTTAGACATGCGGCGCTCTGTTCTAACCAATTCCTCAACTAGCATTTGTGTGCCAGCCTGACCATCAATAATGATCTTGCTGCATTTACGCCAGCGCTTAGTATCATCTGTAAGCCATGTAACTAGCCATTGTGTGCCTGCACTCATAGGCTTGCGCTCAATCAACTCAACATGCACTTTATCGCCGGGCATGTTTACACCAATGGATAATGATACTGCGCTGCCATCAGGTGCAAATTTAATTGAATAAACATATGTGGCATCCTCAGGCACTTCTACTTTGTCAGTTTTAAGCGCGGACCACCATGCATCAGGTATGGCGCGTTTGCTCTCAATGCCTGCTACCCAACCAAGGCGCATTTTATTAAAGCTATCAACAGCCATATCTTTTGCCTCATTGCGGACCGCCATAACCATAAGGTGATAGCCAAGGCTAGGGTTTGCAGCATACCACGCATCCTCATCGTGCGGATCTGTAAGCAGCTCAACTGACCACTCTTGCCAACAGGTATCATGATCTTTACCATCAATAACATTTTGCCTAATACGAATAAACACAGTGCCTGCACCGCCTCCGCTTGGTGGTGTACCTGCCCTGATGATTTGTTGGTTTTGTGATTTACCGGCTGAAATGGTAGGCAATAGAGCCTCTTGCTGGGCATCAGTTTCCTCTTGTGCCTCATCCAGTATCAATGTGTCATTGGTAGTACCTAGACCGCCTGTGCGTGTTCTAGTACGAAATACACAGCGCCCTTTGTTACGCAACTCAATGTAATCAAGGCTTTTTGGCTCTTTGTCAAACTCTGCAGTTAATAGATCGCGGATTTCCTCTTTGGCTTGGTAAAAGAAATTTTGCACCCTGCGCTTAACCTCATCAACAGTTTTATCTGAATGCGCTGTATAAATAAGTGCCTCACTCATAAACACCATACCGCCAATGATCCTAGCAATAATGATCTCTGTTTTACCGTTTTGGCGTGGTACTAATAGACCGGCTTTAGGATTGGACCATTTCCACTTTTGCTCATCCTCATCAAAATATACTGCCAGCCACCTATAAATAATTGCTTTTTGCCAAGGCAATAGGTTTATGCCGTATGCCTCCATGAGCTGTATAGTTTTATCAGCAAGCCAAATATCACCGTCAATAAATTGATCAATGCGCGGTTTTTGGTTGCCGTATCGTTTTGCCATCTTAATTGCCCTCAATATCTCTTATAGTGACTCTTGATCTAAAACTGCCCTGCCTTGCGCCGCTGCCATTTTTAGCCGGGCGCTTATCTTTAACATCACTGGTAGGCATATCAGATAGCAGCTCACCTAGAATAGTCTTTTTATCCGGTGCAAGCCTACGCTCATAATCAGCTATTTGTGTCATGACATCAGTAAGCTGTTTTGCTAGATCTGCAGTATCGCGGTTGCCGGGGTTATTCTGCAGTTTGGCGGCTAGTTGATCGCGGATTGCCTTTAGTACGCCATAACGATCATTTGCTGCAGCTAGGTTGCTAATAGATTGTTTATCGCTGCCTGTGCCAGTAAGCCCGGCTTTGTGGATCTTATCAATGCGCCCCGGATTACTAATAATGTCATGCCATCTGCTCAATGCTGCGTAACCCTCAGTAGGCAATATATCAAGCCCTGTTTGCGCTAATAGCTTGATCTGATTAGGTGACATTGTTTTAAAGTAATTCAGCCACTCATCATAGCTTTTTTGTTTTATTAGTTTGATTTTTAGCTTTTCATCATTCCAATCTTTTGTAAGTTGAATAAATTTTGTATGCGATAGCTTAAAAAACCACTGCTCAAACATTGCATCAGTGATTATAGGCGGCCTAGTCTTTTTAGGTGTCTTAACTGCCTTTTTTGCTTTGGTTGGCTTTGCTGGTTTTTTATTTACCTTACTAGCATCAACCTTTGGTGTGCTATCTTTTTTTGGCATAGGTTAATAACCTGACTAATCATCTGCCTCAGATAGCTCAAAATGATGCCCACATTCCGGGCATGTTACCTCATGTTTTTTGTAATCATCATTGCTTTTATCGCTGCCGCCATCGCCGGGTATTTTAAACTGCGGCACGCCAAAGCCCTCTAATTCGTCAAGATCCCAATGATTAGCAATAATGTCAGCATCCCATTTACCTGAGCTAACATTGTCTTTTATCATAAATTCGCGTTTTTGTTTTTTGTTTAGACCAAAGACCTGCCTAACAAACACATCCTCATAGCCTAGATCCTTAAGAGCGTAAATGCGCTGATGCCCTGCCAGTATGGTGTTATTCTCATCAATGATAATCTCACGCAACTGTTTCATCTCTGGAAAATCAACCAGTGACTTTTTTAGCGCCTCATATTCTTTACGCCCTATTGAGCGTGGGTTTTCCTCACTAGGCAGCAAATCATCTATCTTTGCTACATAGTTTTTTGTAGTTACCTCTGCCATTTCGCCTCCTCCTTTGTTACCGGGTAGTTCCCGTATGCGTTATGGTTGATGTTGAAATTATAGCATAATCATTACTGTATAATATTGTTATACAGATTGGAGGTATAAATTGGCTGCAATAGATCGTTTCCCCAAAAAGCCATGCAAATTTTGTCACAAAACTAACCCTAATCATTTCCCCTATGCCTGCCAAGTGAACCCTAAAGTTGTTCTAAAGCGTAAAGTTGGACTTAAGCGCACACCAATTAAAAAGATAGGTAAGCAAACAAAGCAGTGGATCATAACACGCGCCACATGGATTAAAAAGCATCCGCCTACAGTTGAGGGTAAGTATTGGATCTGCTACCTGCAAATACACCCTTGGTGTCCGGTAAGGCTTGATGTTGAGCATTTAACGCTGGACCATGTAATTAGCAGGTCACATGATCCTAAGCTAAGATTTAATCAGGATAACTTAAAACCTGCCTGCATATATTGCAATAATGAAAAAGGCAGCCGATCACTTGACCAAGTAAAGCCTGTGCCTGTACAATAAATGTATTCAGTTAAAAAAATAAACACTGACCAATTAAAAAGAGCGCCATTGCGAGGGCGCTCTTTTTGGTTTACGGTGTTTGTTTTACCGTTGTAAGAATGTGGGCGCGATGCCCTTAAGCTCTGTAGTGTCTGATTTGTGAATGTAGCGATCAATTGTTTTTGCTAGTGCAGCAACACCGGCAACAATCAAAGCGCCAACTGATAACGAAATATTAAATACTGGTACAGTAACTGTTGCCTGTGCTACCTCAGGACTGCTTGCAATCACTGTTAGGACCAATGCAACTACGCCCAATATACCGAACCATAAACCGCGTGCTATGGTTTTTGCTGTCTCTTTTAATGCTGTGCTGTTCATATCTATACCCCTTTATTTAGTAACATTAAATAATTCGCGGACCAATGCCTTAAATGTTTCCCACTTGCTGTTATCACCTACCTGAGCCTTTAGGCTTTCAATTTCTTTGTTTAAGCGGTCAATCTCTGCCTTTTGTAATTCGTTGATCTTAACTTGAGTATCTAGCTGATCCTGTGTAGGGCGCTTTGATAGCTCAGTGTTTGTTGCCTGTAGGTTTACAATTTGTGCATCTGCTGCCTGCAAAAAGCCTAGCTGTTGGAAATTAAGACCTTTCCAAAATTCACCGCCCCAATTCTCATCATTAAGCTCAAATCTGTTTTGGCACGCTGGATCACTAGCTTTAAGTTGAACCCTACCATTGGTAAAGTTTGAATAGTGTTGTCTGACAACATCCGGATCAATTGCTTTTGCTGTAAAAGTTGGCACTGCTGCACCCTCCTTATAAGAGTTTATACGATATATTGTAGCACGAACCGCGCGCCATGGCTCACTTAAGCGCCCAATCCTTGAGGCGTATACATACCAGCTCTCACTGCCCTCAGTGATAAGTTTGCGTGCTACGCCGCCTACATTAACATTTTGCTCAAATATACGATCATCATCAAGTAATACCCCAATGTGACCATATAAACCATATTCAAATACTGCGAAATCGCCACGCCGTCTTTGCTCATAAGGTATTTGCACAGCATGACCTTGCCGCACTAATGTTTGCCCTACATACCTTGCATCACCGCGCCCGGCAAATGGATTAGGCACATCAGTCATTTCTGCCAAAAACCACTTATTTAAAGTTACACATTGACCTGTAAGGTTGCCATCTGCAGGTGTTTGATTGTTGGCAGTAAAAAAGATGTTCAGCCTAGCAGCTGCATATACTTCTGCGTTAATTGCTACTTGCGGCATTTTCTTGATCCTCACCGGGTATTGGCTCTTTAGGACCAACTGCAGGTCTTGGTTTATCAGTTTTGCGTTTGAATATACCCATATCTAGCGAACTCCTTGCTACAAATAATTATATCACGCTTTTGCTTTACCAAGGGTTTGATAGCGGCACAGGGTTAGTATACTCTTGCCCTGCGTAATCCTCAGCCATTTTAGCGCCCTTTTTGCGGTTGCACCTATGATGTGTCAGCTGTAGGTTTTCTAGAGCATACAGCGCACCGCCACGCGATCTAGGCACAATATGATCAACCTCTACTGCTAGTGGTGTGCATTTTTTTGCCTCTAAATCAATTGGTGTGTGACATATAGCACAGATTGCATCTAGTGTGGCAATGGCACGCTTACGCGCGTTTGCCCATTCTGTTTTACTCCATACCTGCCCTGTAGATGGTGATACATCCATTTAATCAGTCGTGCTTTTAGATTTCTTTTTAGAATAATAAAGCTCAAAATCTACTGCAGCCATTCCTACTTTTTTGCCATCGTCACCTATAACTATATAGTTGCCCTGCGTAACCGTAACTACACCATCCTCATTAGTAAAAGTTTCATGAATTTCTTTTACCTTTTCAGCCTCAACTTTTTGATTTGTAGATTTATGATAGTAAATTGCCACTTTAATACTCCTAGTATCTAATCATCATATTTAATATAAATGTTGGCTGCACATTGTTATGAGCGCTGCCTGATCCTGCATTAGCAAGTGATAAGTTTTGGTTTCCTGCTGCAGCGGTGAGTGAGACAACATTTCTTGATGCGCCACCTGTGCCAACATTCTGTGAGTCGTTATATGCATTACCCGGACCATGTGTGTGTACAGGCATTTCTGCACTTGATAGGGTGTGAGTTTCAGAACCACCGGCTGCGCCAAGGTTATCACCGTTTACACCGCCTGATGCGCCAGTAAGCCTGTTTGCTGATGTACCGCCCATATCATCTTGACCGGCAATAACACGCCCACGCAAATCAGGCAGGTTAAATGTGGTTGATCCATCGCCTACACCATATGTGGTGCTTAGGACCGCAAATAAATCTGCATATGTTGTTCTGCTGATTGCTTGACCATAACAAAATAGCCAACCTGTAGGCTCTGTTGTGCCTGCATATTCAGCTATAGTACCAACCGGACTAAATATAGCCTTAAGATCTGCAATGGTAAATTTCTTGGTTGTTGCTGTACTGTCATCAACAATTGGCATCTCATCATCTGATGCTGGTGTTGCTAATGGTGGTAGTGCGCTAATCTTTGGCATTGTTTTAATTCCTTATGGTTATTATATCACTTTACTAGCTAGGCGCTGTAGGGTTATTTATAGTTTGCTGGTTAGTCAAGTCTCTATTGATGCGCTCAACCTCATCATTCATGCGGACCGGCAACCTGCCAAGAGTAAGATTAGTGATGCCATCACTAAAATTAGGCTCACGCCTTACGATCTGCAGCACTAGATCATCAATAAAGTTACCAAAATTCCTAAAGCCTATGGTTACGCCCGGCACAAGCAGGGTTATATCTATATGCTCATTTAAGATGCTTATAGTAGTCTCTTGCTTTTCGTCTGCGTTTTCCTCAACAAATGTGTCACCAACCGCATCAGCTGTGGCGGATAGGGTAATGCGGTTATCTGATTTAGTTGCTGTTCTAATGCCGTAATTGTTGGCGCTAACAGTGTCTGTGTAATCTCTAAAGAGGTTTGTGCCACCGCCAGTATCGCCGCCTGACAATAGTAGGTAATTTTTAACCTGCTCAATGCTCATAGCTATATTAAGCTGGTTTATTTGCCTACCGCGCGTAATTATAAAATCAGGGGTTGTGCCTAGCTGTTTAATGTCAATCTCTGCAGTGCCTAGATCAATGTAGTAGTAATAGCCAGTAGGTGATAGCTCAATAATCTTTTTAATAGCATCTAGGATGGTTGCAACAACAAATGTATAGGTAAGTGATAAGCCGGTTGCAGTAAAATCACGCTCTGTAATATATCCGCCTCTTGCATTGTAATCAGCAATAATGCCGCTTGCCATGTCTGCAACAGGATCATCAGAGGTGTATGTAGTAGTAGTGGTTGGCACACCTGATTTTGTGTAAAAATATAGATCCCCTGATATTTCATTATATAAACCACCGCCTGAGCCGCCTGAGTATTCAGATAAGTACCTAGCGCCATTAGCATAGCCTGCACTTGATGGGTTATACCAAAGCTGTGCAGTTTGACCGGGTGCAACAGATACATCAAAGAAATAATCAGTTGATGCGGATATTGGTATTAGGCTAGGAAACTCAAAGACCTCATTTGTAGCTACTGCACTTGCAATAGTTTTGGTTGAGCTGCCTAATAGTGTGCCTATTGGTGAGCTATAAACCCTTACAGTTACCTGTGCAGATCCTTGTAATATCAATTCTATAGCACCCAAATTAGTCACACCAACACCACTGCGCCATGTTTGACCCTCTTGCCGCCAACCTGCGCCCTTACCACCATCTTTGCTGATAGTCGTTTGAGCTGATGATGTTGTTTGTGATTGATCGTTTGTATAGCTGAATGGATAACCGCGAGTAATAAAGTTGTTCAGGTCTAAGCCGTCACTGTACACAGTTAATTTAATAGATGCATCGCCTGAGCCATAAGAAAACTCTACTTTGTTTACCTGACCACTAAATATTAGCTTGCCATTTGGATAATATTTGTTGTACAGCCATGCCTTTACTCTGTTTGAGTTTTTAAATATAGCATCATCTGTTGAGTTGCCCAAGGCAATAGTAATATCAGTATCAGTAGTAAGAATTGGCAGATCACTCTCAGTTGTGATTACATCGCCTGCCTCTGTTAGTAATGGACTTACCGTAACCTCATTATCTGCAAATTGACCGCATGTAATAACCATTGTTGAGCCTGCGCTATTGATGTCTTGCGTAAACGCTAGTTTGCTAGTTACTTTTGGTAATTCACCTAGATATGATCCATCGCGTGAATAAACTTTGTATGCAACCCTAGTAGGCACATCTGCCTCAGTGGTTGTTAAATCAATGTGCCAGTAAACAGTTACACTTAAATAATCAATTGATGCAATGCCGTCACCGCCCGATACATCACTAGCATCAACAGCAACCGCTATAGATGCAATGTCTGCAGGATCAATGACTGTAGCGCCCCAAAGATCTGATGCACCGCCATAGCTACCAGTTAGCGCCCCAAGGTCTTTGCCGGTTGTGCCGGTAATGTTTAAGCTGATGCCACCATAACACCCTATCTGTGAGCCATCAACAAACACCTCTATGCCATCAATAACTGCGCTGTCGGGTAGTTGCTGAAATCCAAATGTTGTACCTGTGATTAGCGAATGCTGACCACCTAAAAACGCACCCCATGATGCGCTGCTGCCATCATCTGCGGTTATTCTACTTGGATTACTCCATGCTGATGCCCCGCCAATTGCGGATGAGTTTGCGGCGGTTGGTAATTTCGTACTAGAAAAAGTGGTTTGCATGGTCTATAACCACCTTTTTATATATTCTGCCTCTACATCTACATTTCTTGTGGTAAAACCATCAGTATATGTAATTGAGTTAGCGCCCGGCTCTAGCTCTAGCAAAGTGCCATAATAATCAATTTCATTACCATTTAGTGTAACTACACGCTCTACACAATCAATTACTATTACATCGCCGTTAGCAAGTGCCTGACCATATACCATAACCTCTTGATTGTTGTTATCGTTTGAAATAAGCACATAATCACCTGCACCGGTAAGTGAATTGATTGTGATGGTAAATATAGGTAATTGATATGGTGCTGTACCGCCAACTGTAGGTGTCTCTGTAAATGTTGCGCTAGTAAAGCCTGTTTTGGCTGCCCAAAGATCTGTTGCGGTTGTATCTAAGCCAAATGGATTAGTACAAATAAATTCTATTGCAAATGTAGCATAAAGCGCCTTTTGTTTGCGGACCACAGAGACTGTATTAGCTGTTGCAATATAGCGCCTAGTGCTTGCGCCATAAGCAATATCTAGGTTTTTATCTTTAACGGTAAAGTAACCTTTGAATGTATCAATCCTTGAGTCTAGATCTGCCTGTGTGCTGCCTTTAATAACACCTGCAATAGTTACTTTTTTACTAGGATAGTTGATTGCCGGTATTGTGCTGCCGTTTGCATCTGCCTTAGCGTATAGTGCTGCAATTTTATCAGGTATGTTTGTGTGTTCAATAGAGTTAGTAATAATACCAACATTGGTTGCCTGATTAAAAGTCTGCAGATCGTTACTATTGTATGTTAGATCACCATTCATGCCATTGCCCCTTGGTTTGGTGTAATGCCCATTCCAACACTAATTGTATCCTGATTAAGTTGCTTAAAGAATTCTTTTACAGCACTCTCATCACCTAATACTATTTTTTGGATGCTTACACTTTGGTTAGTAGTGCTATTGCCGTTGCCATATGGTAATGATCCGCCTGAGCCGCCAAATGCAAATGACTGATCAACCAGTGGCATGGCTATATTTGAAATGGCTTTATTTGCCATATTGTCTGCAGCCTTGCCTACTAATCCGCTAGTTGCCTCAATGCCCTTTGCAAGACCGCGTGGCACTTGCATACCTAGCTCTGCAGCAACTCTTGATGGTGAGTTGATGCCTAATGCTGATTTGATTGGACCGGGTATTTTGTCTTTTACAAAACCAATGATTTTATCTTTGAGCCAACCGCCCATGTCTTTAATACCATTCCATAAGCCCTCAACCACATTTTTACCAATATTCAACATATTGCTAGGTGATAGGGTGTCTTTTATTGTCGTTATGATCTGCCATGCAGCCTTAGCTACACCACCAACCATGCTCACAATGCCTGATATAACAGCTTTTAGCAGCTGCACACCGGCATTGATCATAGCCTTTATGAATTCAGGGTTAGTTAATACTGCCAAAATATTCTGAATTATTACCGGCAATGCCGCCAATAGCGCATTAACAATGATTGGTATTGCCTCTACTAATGCAAGCAACAGCTCAACTGCGCCCATTAGGATCGCTTGTAATGCCTCAGGTGATGTTAAACCAGTTACTATTGCATCAATAATTGTTGGTAGGGCATTGGCAATTGTGCGTACTATCTCAGGTAATGCTTTTAATATTGCTAAGAATAGATCAATAAATGCTTTGATGATGATTGGTATGGCTGCCAATAGCACGCTAACAACGGTTGGTAATGCTGCTACAACGGCATTTAAGAGTGCTACAACAGCGCTAATGACTGCAGGCACTAATGTTGGTAATGCTTTGGCTAGGGCAGGCACTACAGCTTTAAAAATAGCCTCAATGCCCTTTACTAGCTTTGGTAGTATGTCAATGATCTGCGGTATAGCAATCTCAATTGTGTTTACCAATAACTCAATAAACCCACTAACATCACCCTGACCACTCATAAGGTTATCAAATGCTTTTTTGGTTGAGTTTAATGATCCGGCAAGCGTTTGATTTTCTTTAGCATAGTTACCAGCATATTTTGCTGTTTTTTCCATAAACATTTGCTGCGCCAAGCCAATCTTTTCTTGTATTGACATTGAGGAGGTTGATTTGTCTATGCCTTTTGATGCAGCATATGCGGCTATAGCGGTATCATTCATGGCAACACCTAAGTTATCCATCATAGTAAAGTTGCCTTTAGCCATGCCAGTAACCGCCTCTAAAGCATCAGTTGTGCTGATGCCCATGATAGATGCAATATCTGATGCGCGTTGCATTGAGTCAGATGACATTTGCATAGATGCTTGAACACTAAAGCCTGCACCCTGAAATAGTGAACCCATTTTGTTAGCGCCCTGCAAAAACTCTGCCTGTGATAATCCTGCCTGTGAGTATGCATCCTCTGCAGCTTGCTTAATACCACCAGCAAACTCACCAAACACAGCCTCAGCACCGCCAAGCTGTTGCTCTAATTCTGCACCAGCCATCAATGCCTTGCCAGTAAGTGCAGCAAGACCTGCAATCCCTACACCAAGACCAGCGCCAATAGCAATACCTGCGCCTTTTGCAAAACCACCTAGCTTACCTAATGCTGCTTGAAACGGACCTGAATTACTTTCAACCTCAGCACCTAATGCTGCTGTTGCTGGACCGGCTGCACCTTTAAAACCGGCGGCTATTTTGCCTTGTATGCCGGTCATGTTTGGCGCTACCCTTACATATGCTGTTCCAATGTCTGCCATATAGTTGCGTTTTTACCTTGTGATTAAGCCAGTTTTACCGCAACCGTTGGCGTACTTTTATATTGTAAATTATAACATAACCAATTAGCTGCGCCCAGCATCCTTGGATTTTGCTAATACCATGTTGCCAATGTATGCCGCATGAGCATCGCCACCGCCATTAGCACTAATAGTTGCAATAGCACGCACACCCTTGCGGATTGTGCCAATCTTGGTGCTTACAGCTATCTCAGGTGGATTACTGGTAAGGCTTGATGCCATTGATCTAGCGCGCGCTGCAATAGCGTCTGCGCGCTCTTTTACAGTTGGCATCATCATGCTTTGCAGTATTGTTTCGCCACCTTTTGTGTCTAATGCAAATGATACATCTTTACTCATGATTTTATTATAGCTCATGTGTATGGTGGTTACTATATAGGCACTCCCCTACCCCTCCCCTGTTTCGCTATGATTTTTATTTTACAGGGGTGCAACTTTATTTTTTAACAACACAGCAGGGCAGGGGAGTGGTTTTGTTCGCTTTTTGTTTTATATACCGCGTGGGTTAGATAACCAGCTTTTAATATCATCTACAGTCATTGTTTCAGCCTCTTTATTGATCTCTGCCGGTGGTGCTGGTGATTTCATGAATTCAGGTATAAAAGGCTTTGGTTTATTGCGTTTATGGCGCTCTAGTGCGCCCTTTTTGTGAGGTGTACCATTCTGCCAAATCAAAACCTCAAGTAAATAGTTAGTCTTATTGGCAAGCACCTCATCCCAGCCCCACTGTGATGCAGGATTAACTGCAGCATATGTTCTACACTCACGCGGCAACTGAAATAGCAACCGCGCTGCCCTCCGCCGGTCTACTTGCGCGATGTCTAAATTAAAGTATTGCTGAAAATCTGCCTCAAGCTCATCAAAATATTGGCGGCTTATTTTGATTAAGGCTAGACTTTTGGGTTAAATTTCTCAACTATTCCCAAGTACACTTGCTGTAGTTTGCTCAAGCGAAAACGACCTTTGTAATCAGGCTTATCTTTGTGAGCCTCAGCATCTGCCTTTGCAAAATATGCTTTCATTTGCTGATAGCCATCAGGACCAATAATAAACTCAAGTAGTGGCACAATGGCTGCTATTTGGTTTTTGTTTTCTATACGGTCAATAAGCTCAAATGTCTCAACATCATCTAGCAAATCAGTATCAACAGTAAACTTATAACCGTCTACCTCAACCTCTTTTACTGTAGTGTTATTCTGCTCTGTGTCAGGCATTGCTTTTACTCCAATCCTTTTTAGTTATCGTAAGCATAATTGTAACATACAAAAACGCCCAGCACATAGCCGGGCGCTCTTGCAGTACACACTGATCTTAAGAGCTAAGAGCCGTTACAATGTATTCTATGTGTGTCTGCCCATTTTCATCAGGGTAGGCAACAAACATTGCAGGGTAGGTGATAGCCTCACCGTCAGTGTAGGTGATTTCACCGCTACGGTCAGCGATCTGAGCATTTGGAACAACAATGCGCTTGATGCGCCCGCCGGTCAAAACTAGCTCAAAAACTACTACCACATTAGGCAGCATTTCGCTGGTTTGGCGTACAGTAATACTACCGTTGCCCTCTACCGTAACATTATCCTCACCATAGTAAACCTTTAGTGCCTCTGCATTGGTTTCAATCAGATTGACAGTAAATGTTTCCTTAAAGGTTGTCTGTCCAACTAGGACTAGATCACCACCCCAAGCATTTACTTCCTCTGTGTCACTCTCAACAGAGTTTACTAAACCATCCTCAGATACATAACCCATTCCCTCAAAGGCGGCATTTAATGCCATATGCCCATTAGTAGGTAATGTTGTACCTGCAGGCGCTACATAAACAGCACCTGTTGCTTTTGGTTTACCAAACGATACATTATCCGCATCATTCATGGTTTTGTTTCCTGTATAGGTTGTTGGCACAACAATGCGCTAGGCAAAGCTCTGCTTATGGTTTGATTATACCACACTATTTTTTCTTAATAAGTTTCAATATTTCAGATTGTGCGCTTGCTAGTTGGCGCATACTATTTGATAGCTCACTTAATGGCAGCTCTTTATAAACAGATACTTGACCCCTAAGCTCTGATATTGCTTTTTCGTTATCTATGTGTAGTGTTCTAAGTTGATTTACCTGTACAGTTAGGGTATCAATTAGCTCTTTTTGAGATGCAATGGTTGCCTTAGTGGTTGCATTTTTGAATAACGCAAAAACTATGCCGCCAACGCCAATTATTACTATCAGCCCCTCTAATAATTTAACAATCTCATTAAAAGTCACCATTGCCCCCTTATGAACTATATATATTACCGTACAAATTTTGTGATGTATTTAAACTACTCAAACTCTGTGATCCATAAAGCCCAAGTGATTGCAACTCTGACTTTTTAAACCATAGATCACCACTAGGATTAGTGTATTTGTAGTTTTCGCTGTATGGACCGGCAGTCTGACTGTAGGTATCAACCGGTGGTACATCAATAGGCGTAAGCATTGCACGCTTTACAGCCTCCATGACTACCCATCTTGCAGTTATAGCGTATGACTCACGCGCTGCAACCTTAGCATCAACATCAACATCAACATCATAACCAATTTCCCTGATCCGGGCGCTTGCAAGCTCAAGCAATACAGTAGCTCTAGCCTCCTCACCGGCATCTAGACTTTTCCAAAAAGCCTCAAGCTGTGCAACTGTAGCAAAATCTGCCATTACTGTGTACCTCCACCATTCATAAATGCTGAATTTTGTGCCGCCAACCTGCGTGCTTGCAGTTCCTCAGCCTCTCTGATGCTAATGCCAAGCAAGCGATAACCTGCAATTGTACCAATAAGCTCAGGCATTGCTTGCTGCAGTTTAAATACAGCATCACCAGCGCCTGCCAAATCAACCTGAAATATTGGTTTCCATGCCGGTACAATTTCGCGTAATTGTGCAGGTATCTCAGCATTGCCATTTAGTGCAAGCCTTAGTGTAATAGCGATCTCTTTAATCTGCTTGCCCATTTCCTCTTGACTATTCATAGCCTCTAGTAATAGATCATCTGACATTGCTACCAAACTCTCAGCGCTGCTAGGATTACCGGTCTCATAACCTAAGTTGCGTAATGTCAATGCAGTTTCAGCACAAAAATCACGCGCCTTATCTTTTTTGGCGGTTTCAAATTGGTTGATGCTCATTTGAGCTAACTGCCCAATTTCAGGCTTATCACCATCCTCATCTTTAGTGATCGCCCACACTTTGCCAATAGCACTGTCTAGGCTTGCATCTTTTTTAGCGCCCTCAGCCAAGCCGTTAATGTAGCGCTGCGGTAAGCTATAAAATTCCTCTGCAATTTCCTCACGCCTTTTTTGTCTGCCAACTTCGTTAATGATCCGGCGTGCAGTATTGGTGAGGCGTGATTTACCAAGTGGGCGGTCAGCACTAGCGCGGTGAGTGATTGGATGTAATAAACAGCGCCCTGTAGGGTTTGGTATAACTTCTGATATTGTGCGACTCTCAAATATTGCAGTAAACATGGGGTGAAATACTATGTAATCTGCTGGTTGAAAATTAACACCAGCCTTTTTAGGCTGTGGCTTTTCCCATCGCGTTACTGCAAGCCCATATTTTAGTAAGCCTGTGCGCTGATCAACAACGCCGGTTGCCTCTGCTGCGGTAAATGGTACTAATAGTTTAATCTCTGACTCAGGATCATCAGATACTGCCACAAATGCACAGCCTGCAATAAATGCATCATGTTTTGATTTAGAAATTACGCTAAAGCCGTTAATAGTTTCCATGTAATCATTTATGCCAAAGGTATCTTTAGCAAAGCCATCAAACACAACGCGATCTGATAGCGTGTTTACAGCACGACTTGCCCAGCCAACACCGGGGCGCAAGTGGACCATTTTTGCAGGTGTAGAAATACCAAAATCACGAATATCATTATCAGCATTGTAATAGTCATACTTATTTTGCACTTTTGGCTCATAAGTACCTAAATTTTTCACTAGCTCTTGTGCTAATGTATTTGCGGCTGTGATTAGTGGGTTTTGTTCCGGCTGCATTTCCTATTTCAGTCCTTTTAAGCCGGATTTTCCGCACCGTATGCGTATTTATTATTAGCTATATTATAGCAGATATTGTAATTGTAACATAAGAGCTTTGACATGCTAAGTAAGCTCTGTGATCCTGATAAATGCGCCCGGCTCTTTTTTGCGGTATTCAGCCTGTACTGCAATGCGCGGTACATCCTGCCATTTATCATCACGCAACACTAGAGCCTCAACCAACATATCTAATACGCTGGTCAGTCTATTATCTAGATCTGCCTTACCCATAGTGCCAAAGTACACTATAAGCTCTATGCTAACTGGTTTATAAAAGCGCTGGCGCGTTTGCCGCCTTACCTCCATTATTGCATCATTTTGCCACTGAGTAAATTTATTGTTCGGTATTGATACGCCGGATCTTAAATTTATGCGGCTGTTTTTCTTGCTAGGTACATTGCCTTTAAGTGTTATCTCAGCGCTTGTTTGGTTTAACATAGTTGCTCAACAATCCATTGCGTGACTTATAACCCTCTGTGACTATAGTGCAATCACAATCTCTGTGCCGCTTAAACACCTCTGAGTCAGGGTTAGTGTACTCACCGGCAAGACTCTCACACCACTTGCATGTTTCGCCATTCATTTTGCGGACCACCTTAGTGTATTTACCGCTTTGGCGTGCGTTTGTAGTGGCATCCTGCTGTGCTTTGGCTGCCATACCATCTAAGTATGTTCTAACAGTCTGATCAAGCCCTAGAGCGCCTGTTGATACGCTTGCTGATGCAACTTTTGCCAATCCATAATACCTATCATCAATGCCCGGACCTTTTGTATAGTCAATTTCATAATCAAATGCATTTAACTCATAAACCTTTGTATAAACAGCTGTGCCAACCTCTCTAAATAGTATCTCTTGGTTGAGCTGCCTAATTTCAGGATCAATTTCAGGGTTATTTATAAGCGCCAATGCCATCAGTACCTTATTTATAATGGTCTGATTAAATTTAGAGTAGTCCATTAAAAACCCCAATCATCAATGGTTGCCTTAATATCATCCACAAGCGCCACAGTGCGCTGTACGCGCTTATCTGAGTAAGTGCGTGATCTTGCAGGTGTTTTAGACTGAATAAGCACATCAATTAGCTTAGATGCCTGCAAATCAGTAAGTGCATTGGTAATTTCTGCTATGCTCTGAGCATTTTTAACAATCTCAGCATCAGCGCCAATAATTTCATTAGCAATAAGCAGCTCTTTTACCTCTTTAAATTCTTTGGTTTTAATAACCGCTAGATCTGCTATGTATTTACTTTGTGTCTGTGTTGCCATTTACCGCCTCCAATTCTACCGGCTCATCTTGCTCTGATAAATCTACTATAGCAGTACCCATGTGTGTTTTACCATCTGATCCTGTGACCGGTGAGCTTAGTTTAAAACGAAATACGCGCTTTCCCTCTTGGTTTGTGACCATTTTTGCTCTTGCCCAATCCTCATTGAGCTGTTTGCCCTCTTTGCGTGTTAGGGTTTTAATCTCGCCGGTAAATCTATTTATAAATGGTAGTATTTTTGCTTTAGTCATAAGCATATTTTACCACGCCAATAGAAAAAGACCGCCGGGGCGGTCTAATTCTATGCTAAATGGCTTGCTTAAGAGCTTGCGCCGTTTTCGCTGATGATGCTAAATGCAGCACCGTCAAAGATCGCAAATCCAAACACTGACTCAGCGCGGATTGCAACTTCGTTGGTTCGCTTTAGATCGCCTGCGCCATCCGGATCACCGTACTCAATAAGTTCAAGTGGCACATCGCGTGCAACACCCCACTTAAATGCGCGCCAGTCACCCATGATAGCCTGAATGCTAACTTCGCTGCTTTCAAGTTCCTGCCTACCGCTAACTGTATCACCAGCTGCAGCCTGCAAGCCCAAGAATGAGTCAAAGTTAAATCCAAGACCAAGCTCAGGGTATAGAGGGCGGTTTTCGCCATCTTTTTTGCGTGCTAATTGACCGGCATAAACAGGATCAAGTGCAATACCAGTAGCTGTATAACCAGCCTCTTGCAAATCGCTTGCAGCGGTTTCAAGATCAGCCTGCACATCACCAGTTGCAACTACTCGCGCAACGCCGTTTCCAGCCTTATCAAAGTAATCAGCAACATTAGATGAAATTTCACCAGTCTTAGGGTTAATGCCATGAATAGCTACCAAGTCAAGCGCGCGGCTCAAAGCGGTTGCAATGTTACCAACTAATGCATCAACGATGCCAGTTTGGTAATCTTCATCTTCCCACTGCACTTCATTGCTAAAGCGGTAAGTGATTTGCACCTTATATGTTTTAACGGTTGCTTTGCTAGGTGTACCGTCATTGCTACCTTTTGATGCACTTTCACCAACTAGCTCTGCTTTTGGCGTGCCAGTAAATGTAAAGTGATCTGTGCTACCTACCTTAATATCAGGTGCAGCTGGTGCTAGTCGTGCAAGCACGCCACCACGAATGTTTTTTACCCATGACTCACCAGTGTGATTGGCAAGGTTAAGGGCAGATGTTCTAAGGGGATTACCCATAATATATACCTCGTAAAGATTAAAGTTTTAACTACTCGCCAGAGTTGCCACTGAATAAACTTTTTGCAATCTTTTTTGAGTCCGACTCACCGCCATTTGGTTTGCCATCTTTTTTGATAACAACCTTTTGACCGCCTACGCCTTTTGACAGCTTTTCTGCTTTAGCTCTCAAATCGTCTACAGTATCGCCGGTAACAAACTCTGCTAGATCATCAGATAACTTGAATTCGTGAATGACCTTGACCTTATCGGTTTCCAGTTTTGCAGCACTAAGCTGTTTTTCAAGTTCTGATTTCTCAGTACCTGCAGCTTTTAGCTTATCCTCGTATTCTTTAGCGACTGTATCAACCTTGCTTGCCTTTTCCTTGAGTGTATCGTAATCCGCAAATTTCTTGCGCTCACGCTCTAGGCGGCTCTCAACAACGCCATCAACATCCGCTTGAGTAAGTAAATTATCATCTACTTTTTTATACTCATCGCCATCTTTGTAAAAGTATTCAGCCATTCCCTCTTTCCTTTCCGGTGAGTAACCGTTTTTTCTGACTTAATTTAACTATACCATAACCATAATTATTGCAACAACTTTTTTGAACTACTTTTTTATACTACCTGCGGCAATATACATCACAATAAATTTGATAGCGGTGGTACTGCCCTAATATATCATCTAGATTTACCACTGAGTTAATATCTGCATGTGTAATGTTTTCATTAAATGCCTCAAGCTCAACAATACGATCTGCAATATCATATGCTTTGTTTTTTGCAGTGTTGCGGCTATCTTTGCAATACACCTCAATAAGTATTTCCGCGCGGTCAAGCACCATAGCCTCACGCGGACCGCCGGTGCGATCTACTAATATATATTGATCGCCGGGTGTGGCAGGCTTATCACCATGTGCTGCCCATCCAGTGCCAACAATACTATTTAGCCACTGTACTACTAATACCTCAACATCAGCTTTTGCCATTATGCATTTACACTTTCTGCCCTAAAGTACCTATTCCATCTTGTAGGCGTATTATCATCCATAAAAACAACGCTATCACTATCAACTGTAAATGTCTTGCCGTTGTAGGTAAAGGTTGAGTTAGCAACATCATCAGTGCTTGCCTTTGGCAGATGCACCCGGACCTGATCGCGGCCTTGATCCATTGCTTGCTGTTCGCGTGCGCTGGTTGGTTCTGTAATTGGTGCTACTAGGCAATCAGCAACAGTAACATCCTGCTCTGTGTAGGTAGGGTTATTTAAATCATCAGTGCCGTTGGCAACCTTTTGACTAAATGTAATGCTCATGCCTTTCATAACAATATTTTACCACCTTTTCAATGTCTACAGAAAATCAATGTCAAAAAGACCCCCGAAAATTAGGTAT